CTTTCATTTAATTCTCCTTTTAATCCATTATACTGCACCCATTTTCCATCTATGGGTAAGTTGTTTAATTCTTTTTCTTTATCTGTATAGATTTCTGCATATTCTTTTAGACTGTCTGGACTAACTAAACTAGTTGCTACCCAACCTTCATTATTATTCCAGTACAAATGCGATTTCTTTTTAGATTTACATTGTATAACCCAGTTCATTTAATTCTCCTTTCTTTTCTTTCTTTTTTCTTTTTTTTTCTAGCTATTTGATTTGGAGTCCTTCCTTTAGATTTTAATTCTTCATTGATTTTTTGTTTTTTTTGTTTATTTGTTTTACTTGGTCTCATTATTATTTTCCTTTATTATTGTTTATTATTAACAAATTTAATTATTAAATAGACGAGGGCTGACTTTAGTATAAAGCCTTAATCCACTCTGTTGTTCATCCGTAGGTCTATGCTTATAAGATGTTACAAATTGGTGACCGCTTTAGGCGACTTTTAACTAGTATATCTTTATACATACCAGCCCTTTGATTCATTGAGTTGACCATTTCCCATTGTCTATAACTGAATTTTGGTTATAAGGTATCAGTTGCTCTCTTAACTAAATACTAGCTTAATATTTAGCTTGGAAACCTTAAAAATTCGGTGGTTTTCTTTTTAAAGTGTTACACCACCAAAGACACTTGCAATAATAGGGCACTGATATTAGAATGATGCGGACATTCTATTTATATATTACAATGTAGTTGTAGGTAACAGCGCCCATATTTTTTATTTTAAACCTAATCGAGTTGCTCTTTTGTTTCTAGGTTTTCTATGGTCTGGCATAATCTTTAATCTACCATTAGGTATTTCTACAACAGTTACCATTCCTTCAAAATATACTCTGCCAATTCTATCTGGAAGTTTTTGATTTAGTTCTTTGATTGTTACCATTATTTAATTACTCCTTTTATTATAGTCCAAGCATTTGTCTTGTTTCTAACACTAACCGAAGAAACTCAATTATTAAATATAAAGTCCAAAATTGTAATGAGAAACTTATGAATCTTTTAATGTTGTCTGTCATGATTGTTCCTTTATAGTTGATGACCAAGTTAATTAGAATTGTGTATTATTAATAGAATATAGTGTATATATATATTCCTAATGAAAAGAAAAAAAGGGATTAAAGGCTCCCTTGGGCCTGTGATACTACATTCCCTCATCAAGTGCGAGTGTGTCCATAGCTTGAGTGGCATCAGAGTTCTCTAGGTTAGAGACAGTCTCTGCGTCTGCGAGATATTGGAAGCCTGAACCAGAATGCTTTACTAGATGGTACTCAATATTATCTACATTCACTGTGTTATCTGATACTTTAGCCTCAATAGGTACAATCTTCTTACCCTCATCGGTTGATACAGGGGCTACTACTTTGATAGTTCTTGCCATATTCTACTCCATATTTATGGTTTATTATTAACTAAAAAACGGATTCTCATAATCCGTCCAAAAGGTTTACGAGCTAAATATGTGTATATATCAAAATCCTACAATTTTTTTACTAAAAGAACTTGGTCACATTTGACTTATGTATTAAATTCAAGGGTGGCAGGGTTAAGGGATTTAATAATAATGTGTAAAAAATATAAAGAACTATCAGATTTACCAGTAGAGAATCAACATCTCATTTTAAAAGAGTTGTGTAAAAAGTGGGAGCCTATTGAAATAGATAATAATGTTTATTTAATTCCTCCAGAAGTGAATCAGTTAATAGATAGTTTAATTATACAATTAGAAGATTTAACAACATTTAAACCAAGTAGCTTTTTTGGAAAAGAAAAAAATTAAGAATATTTCTCACTATGTTTATGATAGCATAGATGAGTTTAAAGAATCTCACCCAAATACAGTTGTCCACCCAGACTGGAGAAAAGCGAATGAAGGTGATTGGGTATATAGTGATGACAATCGAATAATCCAACTTTTAAAAGTGGCAAAAGAAATTAACCATCCTCACGATAGAAAAAATTATAAATTTGCAAAAGGTTGGGTTCGTACAGTTGTAGGTAGTTTTATTACTAGAGATAATACATTTATGGATACTGATTTTAGCGCTCATAGCAATAGGTACACATTTAGTAAAACTATAAAAAATACAAGTGAAAGAGTAAAAAAAAGAAAAAACATAACAAATAAAGAAAAAGATTTTGTAACAAATATAGTAGTAGGTATGGGTGCTGTAAAAGCATATAAAAATGCATACAAAGAAATATCTGATAAAAAAGCAAGACAAAAAGCAACAGTTCTTTTAAAACAGGAGAGAGTAATGAAAGAGATAGAAAAGTCAGTATTAGATGTAGCTAAAGGATTGGGAATAGACCATGAATATATTCTCAACAAATTGAAACATCTAGCGGATTATAGTGAAGATGATAATATCATATTACAATCCACAAAAGAGTTGGGAAAAATAGTAGGTACTTCTGGAAATATAATAAAACAAAAAGAAACAGGGTTGATAGGAATGTTTCAAGGGTTTTCTCCAGAACAATTAGAAGGGGCTTCTAGTAGAGAAGTTTCTGAAAAACCAAAAGAGATAAAATAATATGGGAGTCGCAGATTATACAAAATCAGATGATGGTGCAATAATAGCATGTACTCATTGTGGAGGAAGGTCTTTAAGGAAAGACGGTTGGAAATATTATAAAAATACAAAAAAACAAGTATGGTATTGTTACTCTTGTCATAAGAAAAGCGTTAGTCCAGATATAATAGAAGATTCTCCTTTTAAAGTAGAAGAGCGTGACCCAGAATCTTTACCTATTAATGAGCTTATTGAATTTAGAAATAAACAATATTTACAAAAAGCTAAATCAAAAGATAGTAGAAGATTAGTAAATATCGATATAAATATTGATGGGCCTGTTGGAATAGCTCATTTTGGAGACCCTCATGTAGATGATGATGGTACAAACCTTGCTCAAATATTTCATTATGTAGATATACTTAATAATTGCGAAGGAATGTTTTCTGGAAACTTAGGAGATATACAAAATAATTGGATAGGAAGATTGCAAGCTTTATATGGAGCTCAATCTACATCAGCAAGAGAATCATGGAGACTTACTGAATATTTTGTTAGTAAAGTACAATGGTTATATTTAGTTGCTGGAAATCATGATGTATGGTCTGGAGAAGGAGACCCATTAGAATTTATGATGCGTGACCATAAAGGTTTATACGAAAGATTTGGAGCGAGAATGAATCTTCGTTTTCCTAATGGTAAAGAAATTAGAATAAATGCTAGACATACTTTTAAAGGAAACAGTATATGGAATACAGCTCATGGAGTTGCAAGAGCAGCTCAAACAGGTTGGAAAGACCATATATTAACTTGTGGGCATACTCATGTTTCTGGTTATCAAGTTTTAAAAGACCCTAGTTCTGGATTAGTTTCTCATGCGTTGCAAGTTGCATCATTTAAAATATATGATAGTTATGCAGATAAATTAGGGTTAGATGATAAAAATATATTTAATTGTCCAGTTACGATTATTGACCCAAGATTTGAAGATTATGATAATAGATTAATTACTACAATATTTGACCCTATAATGGCTTCTAAATATTTAACATTTTTAAGAAAAGATTATAATAAATTAAATAATGAAAAAATAAAGAAGGATGATAAACATGGTAACGGGGAAAAAAAAGAACATAATAACAAAAAATAGTTTAAGTAAAAGAATAGATGATTTAGAAAAATCAATATTTTTTATTGCTGATAGAGCAAAAAAACTTGAAGTTGTCTTTGACGATTTTGTAGACATGACAAAACAAACTAAAAAATTAGAAAAATATTTAGATGCCAAATATAAACAGTCAAAACATAAGCAAAGCTGAAGAAGCTCTTCAATTAGCCTATAAAGACCTTATATCTTTTGGAAAGCTTTTTCTTCCAGATGATTTTATGCGTTCTGAAACTCCGTTTTTTCATTATGAAATATCAGATGCGATAGATGATAAAAATATAAAACAAACTGCTATTATTATTCCTAGAGGACATGGAAAAACTGTTCTTACAAAAGCATCTATTGTCAAAGATTTTTGTTTTGCTACAAAAGATAATTTCTTATTTTATGCTTGGGTTTCAGCTACACAAAAATTAAGTGTAGGAAATATGGATTATATCAAACATCATCTTGAATTTAATGATAAAATAAAATATTACTTTGGCCCTATGCGTGGTAAAAAATGGACAGAAGAAGACATAGAGGTGACAAATGGATGCAAACTTATATCAAAAAGTAATGTTGCAGGAATTCGAGGAGGTGCTAAATTACATAAGCGATACGACCTCATTGTGCTTGATGACTTTGAGCATGAAGCGAATACAATTACAAAAGAAGCCAGAGATAAAAATGCGAATCTTGTCACGGCTGTTGTATATCCCGCTATTGAGCCTCACACTGGCCGTCTTCGTGTCAATGGTACTCCTGTACATTATGACAGCTTTATTAATAATCTTATTAACAATCATGCAAAAGCTCAAAAAGAAAAAAAAGAATTTTCTTGGAAAGTTATTACTTATAAAGCTTTATTGGATGAAAATACTCCTTTATGGGAATCGTTTTTTCCAATCTCGAAAATAAAAGAAAAGAAAAAGTTTTACGCTGATTCTGGCCAGCCTCAAAAATTCTATCAAGAATATATGATGGAAGTGATGAGTGAAGAAGATGCTATATGGAGAAGACAACATATTAAATATTGGGATGGGTATTATAAACATGAAGATGGAGTTAATTATATAGTAAAAAATGGAGAAGAAATTCCAGTCAATACATTTATAGGTTGTGACCCTGCTACAGACATTGATACAAAACATAGTGATTTTTCTGTAATAACTGTTATTGCTATTGATGTAAATAATGAATTATATGTATTAGAATATGAAAGACATAGAAGTGTACCTACTATTGGTTCTAAAAATCCAGAAACTGGTGAAGTGCTTGGTAAGAAAGGTGTAGTAGATATGATATTAGAATTACATGAAAAGTATAATTGTATATCATCTACAGTTGAAGATGTTGCTATGAATAGAAGTATTTTCCAAGCTTTAAATGACGAAAGAAGAAGATTAAATAAATTTAATATATCTGTAATTCCAGAGAAACCTGGGGGAACACAGAAAAGAAATCGCATTTATTCTGGACTTTCTGGCCGTTTTAGTACAGGAACAGTACATTTACGGAAAAATATGTTTGATTTAATCAACGAAATACTTACTTTTGGCCCTAAAATGGCTCATGATGACACAATAGAGAGCCTTTATTATTCACAAGTACACGCTTTTCCTCCAAATATGAAGAAAAGTGAAAATAAAAAAAGTTGGTTTAAACCAAAAAAGAAAGCTAAAAGCTGGGTAATTGCATAGTGGCAAAAAAAAGTACACATAATATTAAAAATCCTAAAAGCATGGGAAAATCTTCTCTTGAAACAAGAGCCAATATGGGTTCTACTGAAGTTGATGTTGGAGGCCCAAAGCATTCTTATTGGCAATCTTTTATGCCAAAAACAAAATCATTTGTTCCTAAAAAATTAAATGTTCTTTATTCTCAAAGGAAAAAATAATGTTTAAATATGGTAAAAAATCCAAAAAATTAATGAAAGGAATTAATCCTAAATTAATTAATGTCCTTAATGAAATAATTAAAATAATGGATGTAACTATTATTGAAGGATTGCGGAGTGAGGAGCGGCAACAGGAATTATTAGCACAAGGGAAAACGAAAACAAAGTATTCCAAACATCTCAAAGGAAAAGCTGTTGACCTCGCTCCTTACCCGATAGACTGGGAAGATAGAGAAAGATTTCATTATATGGGTGGAATGATAAGAGGAATAGGTAAGCAATTAGGTATTAGAATTCGTTGGGGCGGCGATTGGGATAGCGACGGCGAAATTAAAGATAATAATTTTGATGATTTAGTTCATATTGAACTACGAGATTAATGGCAAGAAAATCTAAAAAATTAGTAAATAATATAGTCGACCTTTTTAAAAAAGCTAATTCTAGCGAAAGGCAAAAATGGCAAACTGAAGCTCAGAAAAATTACGAATTTTTTTTAGGAGACCAATTATCAGCTGTTGAAAAAGAATCATTACAATCGGCTGGGATGCCAGATTTTGTTATTAATAGAATTACTCCAGTAATTGAAATGATGAAGTTTTTTGCAACGGCTAACAATCCTAGATGGCAAGCTGTTGGAGCTGAAGGAAGTGATTCAGATGTAGCTGCTTTACATTCCGATATAGCAGATTTTTGTTGGAATAATTCAAATGGAAATAGTCTTTATTCAAGCGTAATACAAGATGCATTAGTAAAAGGTATTGGGTATATGCAAGTAGATGTAGACCCAGACCAAGATAGAGGAATGGGTGAAGTTGTATTTAATACAGTCAATCCTTTTGATGTTTATGTTGACCCAACTTCTAGAGATTTTTTATTTAGGGATGCTAGTTATATAATTGTTAAAAAAGATATGCCTAAAGAACAATTAATGAGATTGTTCCCAGATGATAAACGAAAAATTAAAAATGCAAATCCTAGCAATATATCAAATAATGATTATAGTCAAAGAGATATAACTGATAGTGAATTAATATTTAATGCAGATGTAAGAAGTTCTTCATATACAAAAGACGGAGAAGAGGATGAAATTTTAGATTATTACGAAGGATACTTTAAAGAAAAAATTGCATATATGAATCTTTTTGTAAATATGCCTCCTTCTCCACAAGAGATGCAAGAAATTCAAAAACAAGTAAAAGATACATTAGATAATCTTAGAAAAGAACAAATAGTTCAACTTGAAGAACAAAAATTACAA